GTATTGAGTTCAGCAAGTTCAATGTTCCCATACAGTTGACTTCGGTTGTGAGTTTGTTCAATTCCCAACTGATGCCCACAAAACTTTGTGCCGCCAAGTTGTAAACTTCCTGCGGCTTGACACTTTGCATGATGTGATTCATGTTGTTCTCATCAGTAATGTCACCAGTGATGAGTTCAATGTCGTTTTCAATCCCCAACCATTTGATATTTTCCAGATTGGGATTTGAATAGCGTTTGACTAGCCCATAAACATGGTAGCCTTTATCAATTAGATATTTGGCAAGGTACGGGCCATCCTGGCCAGTCATGCCTGTAACAAATGCAGTTTTTTTCATACTATTATGTATCACACACAACAGGTCACACTTGAATATCTTCCATACCGGCTGTTCTTAAACGTACCACATGCCCCATTTGCCACTGCTTGGTATCTAGTCCTTTGAGTATGCCCAGCCAGCGATTACGCAGGTACGCCACTTCGTTAATGAGAGTTTCGTAATCAATCACTTCATCTTCACCATCCACATATTTTTCGGCATCTCTTGAGGTCAAAGCACGGGCATAGGCTTCTAGATACTTCTGAAAATGTTTTCTACGTATCTTACGCAGTTGAATATTGAGATAGTTTAGTACCGCTTCAATCTCTTGCAGTTGATTGAAACGATGCTCAGTGATGCCAGGTAAGGCTGTAATATTTTTTTCAACTATGCCGTAGATTTTACAATCTTTTTTAGCATCATCAAGTTCACGCTCGTAGTGACTGATAAAGTCTGGAATAGCACCAAGGCTAGCAACTACGCGGCTATACCACATTAGTCTTCCCAGTCTTGGTCTTCTTCCTCTTCGAACTCATCTTCTTCGTCTTCCGCCGCATAGTCCTTGTCATTGTCAAGGTATGCGGTCAAGGCACGTTTGATGTCTGAGTCACCTTTGAAGACGTTACGAATGTCTTCCACGTCAGAATCATTGTCCATCAAGATCTGTATCACTGTTTCAGCGGCTTCAGCACGGTCCACTGTGTTTACAAAACGCTTGAGTTCGCCCCAAATTTCACTTGCTATTGCTTCACTCATCTGCTGTTTCCTCCAGAGTACTTACCTCTGCTTTCTGATTTCCAAAATCTGCCATGACCTTGTCAAGACAGCCGTCATCATTCTTTTCCCATGCTTTGCGGAACTTCTTGATAACTTCACCGTCGCTTGTGGTAAACACCAGACTATTGCCTTCACGCTTGAGCATTTCTTTCTTTTCAATCAAATCAACCAAGCCCGAGTATGGACTCATACCTGTTGTATAAGGAATCTTCACTTGCACGCCTTCAAAGGGTTTGGCATAGCGTGTTTTCATAACTTTACAGCCGGCACGGATACCGTTTACTTCAGATACTTTGTTGCCATCTTCGTCTTCTTTCAACTTCATCTTTTTCATAGCAACCACAATAGAACTTGCGTAGATAAAGCCTTGGCCTCCAGAGATCTTGTCGTCTGGATCAAACATATCTTGTGATGCGTATGTATGGTTGGTACAAACCAGACCTACATTGTAACTACCAAACATGTTCACACAGTTACGAACCAAGGCAGTAAGTGCTTTGGGTTTACGACCCAAGTCACCTTTCATTTCACCTGCATCAAACTGGTTCACATCAGTGGGAGTCAACAACATGCCTAGACTGTCGATCACAAACATAACTTTAGGGCGCTCGCCCTCGGCTAGTGCTTTGTAATCGCTCATGAATGTTGAAATTGTTTTGGCCACATCATCAATCATGGCCATACTCAATTTAAGCAGTTTGCTTTCGCTGGTATCAACCCCAAGTGCTTTGAGCCAGTCCTCGTCGAGGGCGTTTTCTGAATCAATCAACACAACAAAGATGCCTTGCTCTTGTGCATTCTTTACAATGTTGCCTGAACAGATGTAACTTTTGCCTGCGCCAGAATCACCAGCAAACACAGTGACCTTGCCCAATGGAATGCCTCGATTAAAGTCTCCAGAGATCAAATAGTTCAAGGCATAGTTGCCTGTTGATATCCAGTCTGTAGGATCGTTAAAGCCAATCGACAGTCCGTCAATGCTCTTGGTGATTTCCTTGCGGAATTTGCTTACGTCAAATGGTTTTCCCATAGTTTATGTCCTTATAAAAATCTTTAAAAATTGTCCGGCTGTCTAAGTTTCTTCTTTGATCTAGTTGTTGTATTCTGTGCAATGTGTCAGGTAGTGTTGATTCAAAAGGTGTTTGCGTGTGTCTAAGTAGGTTTTGATACCCGTCCTCGAGCAAATATCCTGGTTTCAAATCTATACGACATTGTATTTCTCTTCCAAGCGATTGTAACACATGTTTTGGTAGTTGTCTAGTGTCTAGCCAATCGGGCCCAAGTGTTGCTGTCAAAATAAAACTATTTGGATGAAATCCTTGTGCCAAAAAGTAATCAATGCACTCAAAAATTGCAGTATGATTAAAAACGCACCAAACCATATTGAATGTGAGTTTGTGTGGCAACTGCCTGACACGTTCTAAATTTTCCAAAAAATCTTTCCAAACACCGCCGTACCTCATGTACTCGAATTTATCTCCCATACTTTCCGCACTCACAGTCCAATGGACATTTTTAAACTGACAGATTAGATCCATTACATTGGTATCAGTTTTGCTGAGATTTGTGTTTACTCTTAGTTCTACTTCAGGATTTTTTTCCAACAATAACTCTAACATCTCTGCGTTTTCTTTGATCAACAAAGGTTCTCCGCCGGCCATGTAAACGTTTTTTATTTGATGTAGATTGTCAAGCACATAAGACTTGAGTTCTTGTATACGTTGCTCACTCGGTGTATCAACTACAATATTTAATTCGCTGGCCCATTTGCTACTCAACACAGGACCGCAGTAAACACAAGCATGATTGCAAGTATTTCGCCATCTGATATCAAGTTGTTGTAGATTGAATTTTTCAGGGTCGTCATACAGTGAGGTATCAACTTTTTTCAATTGTTTCATGTAATACACACGACTGCTAACAATATTCGATAACGTTTTACTTTCTTCTAGTTCATAACAATAGGAACAAGTATGTGGTTTTTGTTTGTCAAGCATTTGCTGTTTGACCTTGGTATTGGCCGGGCCAGTTAATATATCTTGTATACTGTTATTTTTTAAATTTCCAATACTTTCTCTACTGCAAATACAATTTTTAACGTCACCGCTGATGTCAGTATAAAAACCAGTCCACGGCAACGGACAAAATGCTTTGTTTGTTACAATATCTTTTGGAGTCATGCTGGGCCCAAACTGATATCTGGAATAATCAAACTATTTGCATCTGCCATTTCTAATGTATGTACTAGTGTACTGGCCCAGACGTTGACATCTGCGGCCGGAGGAACCGGACGTTCAGGTGCTGTTCCTACCATGCCTGGCCGCACCAGGGTTAATTTGATTTTTAATTGTTGATGTCTAATTTGCTTCACCGCTTCTTCTAGTGATATTTTTTGTATTCTATAAGCATCCATATCTAATCCTGGTATTGGACTTATAGGATCTTGTGTCATCATGGTACTGATTATCATAATATGTTTGCGTGTACCTTGCCAGCGACGGACTATTTCAAACAACAGTTCAGTTTGTGCATATCCTGCCTGAGCATTATTAACAAACATGTCACAGGGTTCAATCATGTCTGCGATCTTGGGTATTACTCGTATGTTATAACCATCGCGACGACTAATGCCCACAATCTCGTGACCGCGGCTTTCATACTGCTCGGCCAATGCCTGACCTATTCCTGCTGAGTGACCTGTAATTGCTATTTTCATTCTAGTAGGTGTGTGGGCTGATTATGGAAAGTAAAACTTGCTATAATTCTGGGTGTTACTGATGGATTTTGTTTTATAACTTCATGCGGTATTCTTGAATGAAAGATCATTGGCTTGGACATGTCATACACTTCACCTGCTAGAATCAATGCCTCTTTGGGTATTTCTTGTGCATCTTCAACTGAGTGTCCGAATTTAGTAATTGTTAATGGTATTTCAGTAACCCGGTCACTGATATAATACCAGCGATTGACCCACCCATCAGTATTGATCACTGGAAAATTAATCTTGGCTACCATTGGTGCAGGATCTATATGTAATGCTAGATCATCATCAAGTATTGTGATTGCACTATCTCTTATGTATAGTTTTTGATCTAAAAAATATTGTAACAACTCAGGAACTGCATCCAATACTTGTTTAGAGTCTAAAAAATGCCACCCACTTATTCCGCTTTGTAAAATTTCTGTTTTGTCTTTTATAAAATTGTACAGTCCAGATGATATAATATCAACGTTGTCACATTCTAGTATCAAAAATGGTTTTAACTTATTCATCGATAGTAATCCCAAAGTTTGATACCACGCAATTGATCTTGTGCGTATGTCCATAGTTGTAGTTCAACTGTGTTGTCTTGATCTTGGGCCACAACGGATTTTAACTCATCTGGTATGTTGGTAGTTCTTGTAAAATGATTGTTGTACTTGACGTTTAGCACATCTGGCTGTTCTAACAATGCCCAAGAGTGGGCAAGTCCCTGTGTTTTTGTGTACATGAAAATATTTTTTAAGTCACCAATGTTTAACGCACTAACTGTGGTCCAGGTATTTAACTCTTGTATACCTAGACCTTTGTATATATTGAGATTTCGTTCAAAATTTTCCCACTTGATGGGCCAGCGTACATAATCATGAACACGACCAATACCATCCAGGCTCACTGTGACTGTGACATGTACGCCACGTTCGACCAATTGCTGTATTTCAGGAATGACCATAGAGCAGTTGGTATTGATTCTGACACTGGCCACTGCCGGCGGAATATTTTTAAGTATGTTGCGATAGTTCTTGCTGGCACTAGGCTCACCTCCATTGATGTCCAAGTGTACCACACGGTCCAGTGGCAGTTGCCAAAATGCTGTTGAATTGTCTATTATAGGATAGTCTGTGGATATCAAACTACCTATCTTTGTGCTTAGGCTTTGATTGCAAGACTGACAGGCACTGTTGCAAATGTTGTCTAGTACTCCGCCAACTGTGAGATAATCTGGGCGTGAGTGTTTTTTATCAAATTTGATAGCATTGAGTCGTATGCTGGTGTTGTTGATTTGTTCTGTTTGTTGACATCGCACACATTCCTTGGGCCATGCATCTGGATTGCTTTTGATATTGATTAACCACTCACTAGCATCCATTTGTTCTAAAGTATCAAACTCGGGTGGATTGACCATGTGCCCACAGCGGCTTACAGTACCATTGGGATTGAATCTAACAAAGTGATCAAGTCTTGGGCAATACATATTCTATAATATTTTTATGATTGTTTTTATAGTAATCTAACAATTCGATCCAAGTAAACTCTTGCCCTGCCAAGTTTAATAGTATTTGATCTAGATACAACCATAATTCAATACCGTGATTCTCTTTCAATAACATAGTGACAAAATCTTGACTGGGCGGGGTAACTTCTGCTCTTGATTCAAAATCAGTTACGGCACCAAAATCTTTAAAATTTCTAATGCGTATTTTTGCATCGCTCCGTAAGTAACGAGCAAGATTTGCCAACCAATGAAACTGCGGCAAGTAGTGTGTGTTCAAAAATTTGTATTGTTTGGCAAACCAAAATGCGGTAGAAAAATCTAACTCAGGGTGGTCGCGTTGAAGATGTTGCAAGTATGTGTTAACTCCACTGACATATCTGGCTCGGGGGTTGCGTATATAGACATCCACATGGTCAAGTGCCGAGATCTCGTTATTGGTAAACACAGCAAGATTGTCTCTTGCTTGCTGAAGTCTCAAACTGCTGTTTCCGTTTTTCTGAATTAGATAAACCCATTGATTGTGAAGTGGTATCTCTACCACTTCACATAGATCTGGAAACAACTCTGTGTCCAGAGCAGTTCGCATTACTTCTGTTGACGTGCGCGGATCATGGCCAAAATATCTTCGGCCTTTTGCCCACTAGCGGCAGGTTTTGCCACTGGAGCAGTTGGTGCTGGTGCATCTTCTTCGTCAAAGTCGCTGACCGGAGCAGCTACTTTGAGTGCTGGCTTTGCCGCTACTTCATGCACATCATTGTGTCCATCCACCGCCACAGCAGAACTACCAGCAGGTGCACTGAGTCCAGCAGGACGGAAGTACTGACCCCAACGTTCGTTGTCGTATGGCTGGCCATCAACTGATGCTTCAAACATCTCTTTGATCACTTTCAACTCAACATCAGAGGGCTTCTTGGGCAAGAATGTGCTCAAGTCAAACAAACCATGTGCATCAACTGCGGCCTGTTCTGCTTCGGTTAGTGCAGACTCTTTACGAGCCCACTTTGATCCATTGTAGTCAGCAAAACCGCCCTTGGCACCTTTTGAAATACGGAAGTCCAGGCCACGCACATAGTCTGTTGGCAATTCTTCCAGTTCAGGATCCATCAAGGCTCCTTTGATAGTTGTGAAGATTTGTGGACCAATGATGAATCGACGAATCGGATTCTCTGGTGACTTGTCATCACTCAGTGGGTTCTCACGCACAAAGCCTTGGAAGATGTAACTGCGTTTCTTCCAATACTTACGACCCATGTCTTCAAGGCTCTTGTCCTTGAACCAGTTGCGTACTTCTGCTAGGATTGGACACGCCTCGCCCCACATTTCCACGCAAGGTACTTGTACCATGACTTGTTTGGATTCCATCTCTCCTTTGATGCCATTGAAAGGCAAACGAATCATTGCTCGTTCTTGCCAAAAGAAAGTGTTTTTTGTGTTACCGTCTGGGAGGAAACGTAGTGTGGCCGATTGACCTTCTTCCATGTTCCAGTGCGGGTAAATTGAATTATCTCCGCGTTCGGTGGATGATCCACCTTGTTTTGATTCCGCTGCCTGTAGTCTTGCTCTGATTTCTGATAATGATGCCATAGTTTTTCTCCTTAATAAGTTGCCTATGTGTGTTGCCTATCTAAGTTACTTAGATCTAATGTTGCCTGTGCCACAAAAGAAAAAGCGCAAACACAATAGTATTATATGCGCTTTAGTCTGCTGTGTCAAATTTATTTATGATCAAGTTGTTCTAAACTAATAATATCATAAGGCTTTTGACGAAGTTGTTCATGGTTGTGGGCAAACACATCAATGTTGGCAATGAATAGATTGTGTAGGCGTTCCATGTCAGATGCCAACTTGCACAGGCAATCAATATAGGCATGAAACCTGGGTTCTGTTTGCACTATGTGGGTATCCTGATTTTTTTCGATATCGGGTATGTCATCCCAACTGTAATCTACCCCAACAGGCAGTTTCCATCCATCATTCACAAGAGTACGATAAAAATGTCTTGGACCAAAATTTATCACAAATCTTCCTTGTATCAAATGATCATAGGTTTTTTCTGTGTAAAGTACAGCCGGGCCTAGACACAATGATTCAACTTGTGCTGATATGTATGTGTTATCAAAATATTTTCTTGCCGGTGGTGTTGCCGTTAACTGTGATAGATCGACAATATTGGTATCACTGGGCAAACTTGTACCGGTATCTTGTCCGCTATGATAGCCCGAAAGATATTTTATTTGATCGTATAAATGTTGTTTAATTCTCCAGTTATTTTTGCCATACAAAGAAAGTACAGCACCCGGGCGTCTAGCTGTTTCTATAGGCCAATGATTGTAGTTTTCGGCGGCTGACTGTTTCCATGATGTGTGCTTGTCAAGATATGCAGATTTGGTTCTATTCCAGATGTAATCAAAATGCAAAATATTGTTTACACCAGGTATAGGTGTTTTGCAGGCTGTCAATAGCACCGTTGGTATAAGTTTTTGATAATGCTTAACTAGCTCAAGGCGAGAATGCTCAAGTGTTGGCTGAGCATGATATATATCATAAAATACTAATTTCTTAACCAAATGAGATTTTACATAACGTTTAAGTATTTTATAATCAGCCCGCCAAAAGTTGACCCACAATTCGTGTGATTGTTGATTTTGAACTATGGGTAACCATTTAGAGATTCGAAAAATTCCAGGGCCACTGTCTGGTAATAGTGCTACCTCATGCATACCTATTGTTGACGTATTATTTGATCAAAGCCAAGGATTTTATTCTTGCCAGCACAGCATCGCCTTCACCAATAACAGGAGCCATGCCGCCTGCTACTGTGCCCATTTCATACATGCCACCACATTCGGCTAGACCGTGTTCTGGGCAGTATTCGCCTTCCATTGTGCTGTTGCAAGATCCTTCATGGACTGCAGGGGCGTCAAACCCGCTCATGACTTCAAATGTGTTGAGCACGTCAGCTTCAGGCATGATCATGCCGCTGTTGCTTTCCGCAACGCCAAGTTCATCTGCCAGGCGGTCGCTGATCCAGTTGTAAGGATCACCAGTTCTGGCTTTCATTGTGCCATAAGGCATTTCACCATTGTCGCTGTAGTAGTCATACAAGGCATGATACAAGTCGTCGTCAAGGTCACCGTTGGCTTCGAAGTTTTTGACTTCGTGTTTAAAACGGTTTAAAATGTGTTCAAGTGTTTCGCCTGCAGAGTCCATCAAACGGCTTTCGGTGAATTTATCAAAGGCTGCACCACCTGCAGACAACAAGGCAGCTTTGAGTATTGGCACACCAGCTGCTTTTCGCATGGTATCAAGTGTGCTTTCAAATGTAGCCAGGTTGTCACCTTCCGCTACGGGCTGTTGTGGCGCAGGGTTGGGTGGCACGGCTGCTGCCACAGGAGCAGTTGCGCCTGTTGGTGGTTCAGCAGGATTGCCCGGGGCTGTGGGTTCAGGCATTTCAACACCCAGTTCGGCCAAGCGGTTCATGACTTCTGTGTCGTTCCAGCAGTTGGCTCTGGGATCTTGATCAGCCAGAGCATGCAAGCGATCAAACAGTTCATCGTCACCTACCAAGTCGTACAGTTGCTCTGTTGCATTGGTAGCATCAGGACCAACAATAAGTTCTTTGGTCATGAGTGT